GCGTTCCGAACTAAGCGAATCAACCAATGGGTGTCATCGGCGTTGTCATGGTTGCCGACCGGGTCGTGGGAAGCGCTTGCAGGGGACGCAACTATCACCGCGGATGACGAAATCATTCTGGGGTTTGACGGTTCGTTCTCCGGCGACTGCACGGTCATCGTCGCTGCAACTATCCCCAAGGATGACGAACCTGTCCGTGTGCAACTTGTGAAGGTGTGGGAGAAGAACCCGGACGAGGATGGCGACGATTGGAGGGTTGACATTGCCGACGTGGAAAACACCATCATCGACTTCTGCCAACGTCACCCGAAGGTTCGTGAAGTTGCGTGTGACCCTTTCCGATGGCAACGGTCCATGATGGTGCTGGAAGAAAAGGGTTTGCCTATTGTGGAATACCCTTCAACGTCCCCTAGGCGTATGGTGGCCGCCTGCGCTGGGTTCTATGACATGGTCATGGATAAGCAACTCACACACTCTGGGGACCCTGTGCTGGCTCGCCACTTGCAGAACGCTATCGTGAAGAATGACAACATCGGTCCCCGAATTGTAAAAGAATCAAGGAACAGTCCGCGCAAAATTGATGCGGCCGTGGCCCTCGTGATAGCCGTGGACCGCGCCACCGTGGGTAGAATAGAAGAAGTCGTCCCACAGTTTTTCGGATAGGACAGGTCTGTGATTTCTTCATCTTTGCAAGTTGCCGGGGCTGTGGCAATAACACTTGGCGCAATTTTGGTTTCCGTGCCAATCGGAATCATTGTCGGCGGCGTCTTCCTTGTCCTCATTGGTTTGGCGTTAGGTCGATAAATGGTTTTCAATAAGTTCTTCGAACAACGTGGCGTGAGCTACCAGTCCGTGTTTGCTTCCGGCGACGACATCTCATTCGGAACATATTCCGGAACGAACATCAACTCAGACACCGTCTACACTGTCAACGCTGTGTTCTCTGCCGTGAACCTTATTTCGACAACCTTGGCGACTCTCCCGTTGGATGTTTTCATCCGCGATGATGGCACACGGAAACCTTTCCGCCCGAAACCTGAATGGGTGAACCGTCCCGACGTGGACCTCACTCGTGAAGCTTTCTATTCTGGTGTGTTCTCGTCTATGCTCCTGGAGGGCAACGCATTCATTCGTGTGTACGCGAATACCCGAAACGAAATTGTAAACCTTGTCGTGTTGAACCCGAAGACGGTGACGGTGAAACGAAACGGTTTGGGGCGTCTTCAGTTCACGATTGAGGGCGAAGACGAGGTCCTAAGCTCAGACGACATTGTTTTCATTCCCGACTTGGTGAAGCCTGGCAATGTGCGCGGTGTTGCTCGAACAGATGTTCTAAAGGAATCGTTTGGCCTCGCCTTAGCTTTGGAACGATATAGCCAAACGTTCTTTGGCAGCGGAACAACCTTGCAGGGTGTCATTGAGTACCCAGGCGCGCTTACGAGTGACCAGGCCTCAGATTTGAGAAATGGCTTTGATTCGGCTCACGGCGGTTGGAAGAAGGCTCACCGGACGGGTGTTCTCACAGGGGGCGCATCTTTCAAAACGACTCAGGTGGACCCTGAGAAGTCTCAAGCGATTGAGGCCCGCAGGATGGCCGTGGAGGACGTTGCGAGGGCTTTCAACGTGCCACCGCACCTGCTAGGTCTACCCGGCACTAACAGCTTTGCAAGCGTAGAAATGAACAACCTCGCCTGGGTCACTCACAATCTCCGTCCACTCGCAACTAAGGTCGAGTCGGCGATGTCTATTTTGATGGACCGTTACCGTGGCGGGTCCGACGCTTTCCTACGCTTCAATCTCCAAGGGTTGCTTCGCGCTGACTTGCAAACGCGGACCTCGTCTTATTCGACAATGTTGCAGTCTGGAGCAATGTCTATCAATGAGGTTCGCGCGTTGGAGGACATGCCACCTATCGCGTCCGACGCGGCGTCACAACCTCGTGTCCCGTTGGCGAACGTCAACATCGAAGACTCGTATGTGAAGGCACAGATGGAACGGGTGAAGATGGTCCAGGCGCTCGTCTATTCCGGGTTCACACCGGAGCAGGTGTTGCAGGTTATCGGAATGGATAACATCGACCACACCGGGTTGCCTTCGGTCCAGTTGCAGGGTGTGGCGCAGGTTGACCCTGAGAACCCTGATTCGGTGTATAAGGATGAGGTGCAGTGATGCCAACTTTGAATACTCACTTTACTGTGGCAGAAGAACAAACCTCAGCCTCATATTCTCTAGTAAATCGCGCGGAACCCGATGAGCTTTCGGTGGGTGACTTTGTGGAGTGGGACAGTTCCGGTGGTATGGCACGAGGACGAATCACCCGCATCGTGAACGACGGCGACATCAACGTCCCCGACAGTGACTTCACCATCACCGGCGACGAGGAAGACCCTGCCGCACTTATTCGTGTTTACCGTGAATCCGAAAATGACGACGGTGTCATGGAATGGAACGCATCTGACGTTCTCGTTGGCCACAAGTTTTCAACCCTGACCAAGATTGATTCGTTGGAGAACCGTTCCGACGATGACGTTGAACAGCGACAAGTAGATTTGTCACCACCGGCGTACATGAGGGCAAGCGCGAGGCGTGGCCTGGAGTGGCATGGCGAAGGGTACTCCGGCGACGGGTTACTTCCCCGGACCGTTCGTGAAGCGACGGCGATGAGTCAGGGAAACATCACCGTGGACAAGTGGGTCCGGTTGCGAGCTTTCATTGCACGACACATGGTCGATTTTGATTCCCCGGCCGCTAACCCTAACAGCGACGACTTCCCCTCACCGGGTGTTGTTGCCATTGCGTTGTGGGGGGGAGGCACCACAAAGCGTTCCGCGCAACGTGCCATGGACTACGCCGAAGGTGTCATTGGTAGAATTGAGGCAGAGAATGAAGGACGAGCTAAGGGGCAGGCAGTGAGCAAAATGGAAACGCGAACCAACACCACCACGTTTGAGGTGCGCGAGTTGGAGGAATCCGGCGGGATGACTTTCGAGGGTTACGCCTCTGTGTTCAATTCTCGGTCGGAAAACTTGGGTGGCTTCCATGAGGTTGTCGCGCCTGGAGCTTTCAAGCGTTCCCTGCAGTCCCGGAATGACATCAAACTTTTGTGGAACCATGACACGGGTGCCGTTCTGGGTTCGACCCGTGCCGGTAGCTTGACGCTGACTGAGGATGATTTTGGTTTGAGGATTCGCGCCGAACTACCTAACACGACGCTCGGTCGCGACACCGCGGAGCTGATTCGGACGGGACTGGTCGATAGCATGTCGTTTGGTTTCTCTGTCATCAAGGACACCTGGGATGACACGGGCACGAACCGAACGTTGAACGCTGTCAGAATTCACGAAGCGAGCATCGTGAGCTTTCCTGCATATTCGGGCACCGCTGGCACCGTGTCGATGCGTGGCTTGGACCGTGTTGCGCAACGCGCGTCAGTTGACGTTGACGAACTCGCAGACGCTTTGTTGAAAATTGAATCTGGGGACGAGTTGTCCTCCGATGAGGCTGCACTGTTGTCCCGTGTTGTGGACGAACTGAAACCTGAAGACAAGGAACTTGAAACCGTTGGGGACCTTGGCCTTCTTGCACTGAAGAAAAAGAAACTCGAATTCTTGGAGAGGTACTGATGGCTACATTTGAAGACGTGCGCCGCGCTATTTTGAAGGTTGCGGGGAACCCTGATTCTGGGGTGGTGAGGGATTTGTCGGCGGCTATGGCTCGCGCGGTTGTCGCGCTCGATGAGGAGCCGATGAAAGAGACCCGCGTCATGAAGGCTAAAGAAATACGCTAAGGACGGGTCGCCCCGGCTGTCGCCCTTCCCGATGGCCGGGGTTTCTTTCTGCCCAAAAGGAAAGACCCCGCCGAAGCGGGGCCTGTCCTGCGATTGCTTTTTAGAATGTCTGGCTGTAGGGGTCAAACATCCCCATTTGCTTGCGGATTCGCATGAACTCATCGGTCCAGGCGCGGTGCCATGCCTGGTAGTTGTCGCCAAGACTGTCGCGGTCCACGTCGCTCATGGCGCGGTCAATCTCGCGTAACATCAGGCTCAGTTCGTGACCTTCTGTTTCCCAGTTCAAGGCGGGGAGTTCCTGACCTAATGGCAAGGTGTATTCGGTTGTGCTGATTCCGGTGGTGTTGTTCATGATGTTCCCTTTCGTTGGTTGCTTGTGTAAACAACTATACACACACCTAACACACAACGCAAGCTAATTGACAAACTTTTTCAAAACTTTTTTCGCACCCAATAACAACCCACCCAATACAATAGAAGAACCGGATGTGAGTCACTCTCTGCCGGAAAGTTGAGCGTCAATCGCCACTGAATCCAATCCGAAAAATAACTAGGAGACAATTCACATGTCATTCATTCGCAACAGCGAAGAAGCGCGTGCGAACCTCATCCACCAGGTGCGCGAGGTCCTCGACCACGCTGAATCTGAAGGACGCGGCCTCGACGCTGAAGAACTTCGCAAAATTGAAAACATCGAAGGCGACATTGCACGTCACGATGAAGCCATTGCAGTAGCAACCCGTAACGAATCACGCGCAACCGAAGCATCTTTGGCCGCCCGTGGTTTCGTTCCCGTAGAAGAAGCCCGTAGCGACGCACAGATTTTCCGTGCGCTTGCAGACGGCGAACTCCGTGGTCACACCTTCAACCCTTCCGGTGAAGCCCGTGCAACCTTGGTCCCCTCGGTGAACACTGTTCCCGTTGACTTCCTCGACCGCGTCATGATGAAGGCCCGACTCGTCGGACCCTACCTCGACGTCGCAGAGGTCTTCAACCGCACTTCCGGTTCGGACTTGCGCATCCCCACGATGACCGCTTACAGCACCGCAGCCGAGTTTGCTGCCGGTTCTGCAATCGACGCATCGGAGCCTACGTTCTCCAGCATCCTCCTCCAGCCAAAGAAGCAAGCATTTTTGGTCGGAATTGCTAACGAACTGCTCACTGACTCTGGTGTAGACATCCAGGGAATCATCGCTGACCAGGCGGGGAATGCAATCGGAACCCGCGCCAACGCCGTCATCCACGCAGCCGTTACCGCTGTCGCTGGCTCCGGTGTGACCGCAGGAACCACCAACGCAATCACCGCTGACGAACTCATCGACCTGGTCTTCAGTGTCGACGGGGCTGTCCGCGCAATGTCCGCAGCGTTCGTTGTGAACGGAAGCACCCTTTCCGCTATCCGCAAGCTGAAGACGACCGACGGCCGTTACATCCTCGACGTAGTTGCCGGTGGTCCTTCGACCATCCTCGGTTACCCTGTTCTGGAGCAACCAGCCGCCGCATCCATCGCTACCGGAACCAAGCCAATCTTCTTCGGAGATTTCAGCTCGGTCAAGGTTGCGACCACTGGTCTTGATGTTGCAGTCTCCCCAGACTACGCATTCAACCAGGACATCACCACGTACCGCTTTGTGTACCGTCTCGCCGCAGGCGTGGGCGACGCAACAAGCATCAAGTACCTGGAGATGGCCTAGCCATTACCCTGGAAACCCCCGTCGCCTTTCGTTAGGTGGCGGGGGTTTTCGCTATGCTGGGGGGCATGTCTAAAGTTGAGAAAATAAATGGCGTCGTGAGTTTGGCGTCTAATAGTCCAGGCTCGGCAACAGGTTACGGGGTGCAGGCGAAGTATCTTGTGGACCGGATGAAACGTCACGGTATGGGTGTGGCGGCGTTGTCGAACTATGGGTTGGAGGGTTCGTTTGAAACGTTGAAGACCCCGCATGGTGATGTGAAGCATTACCCAAAGGGGTTCCGTCCCTATTCGGACGATGTTATTCCTTTGTGGCATGAGGATTTCGCGAAGGATTTCCCTGGTGTGAAAAACGCTGTCATGACTTTGTATGACATTTGGGTTTACAAGAACATGAAGTTTGATGGGAACATCATCGCCTATGTCCCTATCGACCATGTGACAATGCCTCCACTTGTTGAGGCGATGTTGCGGAAAGATAACGTCACCCCGGTCACGATGTCGTTGCACGGTCAACGGATGTTGGAGGCGCGCAAGATTGATTCAACGTATTGCCCGCATTCTGTGGACACGTCGGTGTTCCTGCCGACACACGAAATCAATGGTGTTCCGACCCGGCAATTCATGGGCATTCGTGAGGACGATTTCTTGGTGTCGATTGTGGCGGCGAATAAGTCGAACGGGATTTTGCACCGTAAGGCCCTGGCAGAACAAATCATGGCGTTTAGTGTTTTGAGGCAGAAGGTGAAGAACGCGAAACTATATTTGCATATGGAAGCCACCGCAGCGTTTGGAGGGTTCGACATCCCTGCGCTGATTTCTTCGGTCGGGTTGGATGACACTTCGGTGATTGTTGCGGACTCTGCCACGTTGCGCATCGGGTACCCGCAGGAACACTTGGCCGCGTTGTATACCGCATCGGATGTGTTGTTGAACGCGACGATGGGGGAAGGGTTCGGGGTGACGACGATTGAGGCGCAGGCATGTGGGACCCGTGTCATCACGTCGGGTTGGACGGCATCACAGGATTTGGCTGGACCTGATTCTTGGATTATTGAGGGGCAACCGTTCTATGACGAACCGCAGAAATCTTGGTACAACATCCCGCTGATTGGTTCGTTGGTGTCAGCGTTGGAGTTAGCTCATGAGGCACCGCGAGGCATCAGCCTGGAGTCCATCAAGTTCGCGAAACAGTATGACGTGGAAAAGGTGTGGGCTAAGTATTGGATGCCATTCTTCAAAGGTTACTTCGGTGGACCTAGCTGACCTGAAGGACCGCCACCTTGGGGACACTGTTTGGGTGTTGGGTTCTGGTCCGTCATTGAACTTTTTGGAGCGGTCTTTCTTTAGCAACAAACTTGTGGTGTCGACAAACTATTCCGCGGACAGTGTCGGCGTGTTCCCTGATTACATGTTCAGCCATTACCACCAGGTCGCGTTTGATTTGCACACAAAGTCTGGGACCGTTGTGACGTTGACGAAAGACACGAACACGCAACAACCCTGGGCGTGGGAATCGTTAGACAACGCTGTGTTCGCTGACCAAGATTTTTACGCCCCTCCGGGTTCGTCTTGGAACCCGAACACCAGGAACCCGCCACGACCGGACAGTCTCGCCTATGGGTCATCAAGCCTTCACGGTGCAATGCATTTAGCGGCGCACTTGGGGGCGCATCACATTATTCTCGTGGGGGCTGACTGTGGGACCCTTGACGACGCACACCGTGTCGACGCTTACCCGGTGGACGGCCACAAACCCTGGACGCTATACAACGCCCACCATAAGCTCATGAAGGATTGGCTGGTAGAACATTACGGGGTGACGGTGTATTCGTTGAACCCGTTCATCAATCTGAACCTTGAGGGACACAAGTTTGGGGGCGTCTGATGATTCCGGTGATGGTTGTTCCCGTGTTGAACCGTTATGACTTGCTCCAGCGAATGTTGGACTCGATTGATTTCCCGGTCGCTGACCTTCTCCTAATTGATAACGGTGGGGATGTTGACAAGTTACGGTTCCCGAACTTTGTTTTGAACTCTCACATTTTGCCGTTGCCTGCGAACCTTGGGGTGTCGGGGTCGTGGAATCTGGGGGTGAAGCTGTTCCCTCATGCGGCGAAGTGGATTTTTGCATCGAACGATGTGGTGTTCGGGCCTGGTGCCCTTGAGAGGCTCTGTGACGCCCGCAGGGACGAGATAACCCTTACAGGGGTGTTTCCATTCTGGCATGTCTTTTCTCTCGGTGACGAGGCCGTGAGAACGCTCGGTTTGTTCGATGAGTGTGGTTTCTTCCCCGCTTACTTCGAGGACAACGATATGCAACGCAGGGCCGACCATCACGGGGTGACGGTGAGGAAAGTGGACATTGATGTGTCGCATG